CAATACCGCACTAATAGATGAAAGTTGCCATTATTACAGACACCCACTATGGTGCCAGAAAGGGTTCAAAATATCTCCACGACCATTTTGAACTCTTTTATAAGAATGTATTTTTTCCTTCCCTTAAAGAGCATGGGGTAGAGGCAGTCATCCATATGGGTGATGCTTTTGATAGTCGTAAATCAATTGATTATCAAAGTCTTGAATGGGCAAAGAGAGTTGTATTTGAACCTATGCGGGATTATGATGTCCATATGATTATTGGGAATCATGATACTTATTACAAGAACACAAATAGTGTAAATTCACCAGGTCTTTTGCTTCAAACTTATCCAAATATTAAAACGTATAGTGATCCAACAGAAGTGGTTGTTGGTGGACTTAAAATTATGCTTTTACCTTGGATTAATCAGGAAAATCAAGAAAATACTCTTAAACTTATTAAAAAGACTAAAGCAAAGGTTGCTATGGGTCATTTGGAGTTAAAAGGTTTTCGTGTGAATCGAAATCTGATTATGGAGGAACATGGACTGGATTCGAATATTTTTTCAAACTTCACAAAAGTATTTTCTGGTCATTACCACACTCGTTCTGATAATGGATGCATTTTCTATCTTGGTAATCCTTATGAGATGTACTGGACAGATGTAAACGACAGTCGTGGTTTTCATATTTTTGATACGGAAACCCTCACTCACACTCCAGTTAATAATCCTTATAAATTATTTTATAACATTTATTATGAAGATACCCCATATCAAATGTTTGATGCAACCGAATACGAAAACAAAATTGTTAAGGTAATTGTTCGTAAAAAGTCAAAACCAAAAGATTTTGAAAAGTTCATTGATAAACTATATACTGCTGGCATTCAAGAACTTAAGATCGTAGAAAATTTTGATATTCAAGAAAATGAAGAGTTTGAAATTGATGAAACTGAAAATACATTATCAATTTTGAATCGTTATATTGAAGAATCTGAATTTGAGTTTGATAAAAACATTATCAAAGGTATTTTTCAAGACCTATACAAACAATCTTGCGAAGTAGAGTAAATGTTTCTTCTTACACTCAAAGATAGAAAAGACGACGGGGCATATGCAGTTCAAGACCAGTATGGTCATAAAGTTTTATTTCTGTTTGAGGAAGAAGATGATGCAACTCGATATGCTTTGATGCTTGAAGATCAAGAAGAAACTGAAATGGATGTTGTAGAGGTTGACGATGAGCTTGCCATCAAGACCTGCAAGATGTATAATTACAAGTATGCTGTGATCACTCCCGACGACATCGTTATTCCCCCTAATAATGCTAGTATTTCACAAGATTAAATGGAAAAATTTTCTTTCTACTGGAAATCAGTGGACTGAAGTTGATTTTGAAAAACACCATACAAATTTAATTATCGGAACAAATGGTGCAGGTAAATCCACTATTTTGGATGCACTTACCTTTGTTCTTTTCAACAAACCTTTTAGACGGATTAACAAACCTCAATTGGTTAATACCACAAACGAAAAAGATTGTGTTGTGGAGATTGAGTTCTCTGTGAATAGTAGAGACTATGTTGTTCGTCGTGGTATCAAACCAAATATTTTTGATATTGAGGTTAATGGTAGTCTCCTTCATAAAGAAGCAGACGACAGGGCAAATCAAAGAATTCTAGAAGAGAATATTCTCAAGGTCAATTATAAATCTTTTACTCAGATTGTGATTCTGGGTAGCAGCACTTTTGTGCCGTTTATGCAATTGACTACTTCGAATCGTCGTGAGGTCATTGAAGATCTTTTGGATATTCGTATTTTTTCTGCGATGAACAATCTCATTAAGGATAAAATTCGTGAGAAAAAAGACCAGATTAAATCTCTTGAACTTAAGAAAGAAACTCTTAAGGATAAGATGAAAATGCAGCAGAGTTTCATTGAGGAACTTGAGAATCGTGGTAATGCCAATATCAATGCCAATAAAGAAAAGATTGCCAATTTAGATGTTGAAGTTGGTAATTATTTGGCCGACAATGATGCTATAGAATATAGTCTTAAGGGATATCAAAAGGATCAAGAAGAACTTATTGGGGCTGACGATAAGTTAGTAAAGCTTAACAATCTTAAGGGTAAAATCTCACAGAAAGTATCTGCTATTACCAAAGAACATAAGTTTTTCAAAGAAAATACGGTCTGCCCCACTTGCACACAAAACATAGAAGAAGAGTTTCGGTTAAATAGAATTACAGACGCTCAAAATAAAGCAAAGGAACTCCAGAAAGGTTTTCAAGAACTTGAGGAGACTATAAAGTTAGAACAGGAACGAGAGCGTCAATTCACAGTTCTATCTAAGGAGATTACGAAACTCAACCATGAGATTTCTCAAAACAATACTCGCATTTCACTCAACCAGAGACAAATCCGAGACCTTGAATCTGAAATTCAAACTATTACCCAAAACCTTGCAAACAGAAATACTGAGCATGAGAAGTTAGAAGAATTTCAAGACAATCTCCAAAAAACATTCGAAGACCTTTCAAAGAAAAAAGAAGAAATCGTTTATTACGATTTTGCCTACTCCTTACTCAAGGACGATGGCGTAAAGACGAAGATCATCAAGAAGTATCTTCCGTTCATAAATCAGCAGGTGAATCGTTATCTTCAGATGATGGATTTTTATATTAACTTTCATCTTGATGAAGAGTTTAACGAAACTGTAAAGTCACCCATTCACGAAGACTTTTCTTATAGTTCTTTCAGTGAGGGTGAAAAAATGAGAATCGACCTTGCCCTACTCTTTACTTGGAGAGAAGTCGCCAGAGTCAAGAATTCCGTCAATACCAATCTGCTGATTATGGATGAGGTTTTTGATTCATCTCTTGACGGATTTGGAACTGATGAGTTTCTTAAGATTATTCGTTATGTGATTAAGGATGCTAATATTTTTGTGATTTCTCATAAGGTAGACTTGCATGACAAATTTGAAAACGTGATAAAATTTGATAAAGTAAAGGGATTTAGTAAGATTAGTGTATGATTGGAATTATTGGAAATGGATTTGTTGGGAATGCAGTATATCAAAATTTACGAGATAAAGTAACTTGTAAAGTTTTTGATGTTGATAGAAACAAATCTTTTAATACCTTGGAAGAAGTTTTGAGACAGGCATTTATTTTTGTATGTCTTCCAACTCCCATGAAAAATACGGGAGAGTGTGATCTTTCTATTTTAGATAATTTTTTTAAAGAACTTCCAAAATCTGTTGACGGTATTTTTATAATTAAATCGACAGTACCAATTGGAACAACTAAAAAATACTCTAAAAAACATAAAGTTATTCACAATCCAGAGTTTTTAACTGCTAGGAATGCGGTTGAAGACTTTAGGAATTCCGAAAGAAATGTTGTTGGTGGAGATAAAAATCTTTGTCAACAATTTGTAAATTTCTTTAAAACTATATTTCCAGACATTCCAAGTGTTATAACTAGTTCTGATGAAAGTGAAGCAATTAAATATTTTGCAAATAGTTTCCTTGCCTGCAAAGTAGCATACTTTAATAAAATGTATGATCTTTGTGAAGCAGTTGGAATGAATTATGAAACTGTTTGTTCTGGTGTAACTTTGGATAGTCGTATTGGCAATTCGCATACACAAGTTCCTGGGTTTGATAATGACCGTGGATTTGGTGGCACCTGCTTCCCCAAAGATCTGAATTCCCTCATAGTTCAGATGGAAACCCACGGGGTGGATGCCGATATGCTAAAATCTGTATGGTCCTACAACCAACAAATTCGCACGGTCATAGACTGGGCCGTAACCTACGATGAACACTCCAAACTGGCAACACCATTCTAAGAAGGAGCAGAAGCGGAAACTGAAACCGCAAGCACTCCGACAAGCAAAGGCACGACTGATCCACTTCAAAAAGCGGCACATGACCTCCCCCAAAAAGGGAGGTTCTTTTGTATCATATACACATACGATTCAAATCAAATGACTGTTCGCCACGAAATCAAGTCTCAACTTGCTAAACTTCTTGCCACCGAAGATCTTGTGGTTGAGCACAAGAAGGTGGAGACTGCCTGCTTCAACGTTCATACCCGTGTGCTGACTCTGCCTATGTGGGAGAAGGCAAGCAACACGGTCTATGATCTTCTGGTGGGGCACGAGGTTGGACACGCTCTCTATACACCTGATGAAGACTGGTTGGAGAAGGTAAAAGTTCCTCCTCAGTTTGTGAATGTGGTGGAGGATGCTCGCATTGAGAAACTAATGAAGCGTCGTTATGCTGGTCTCGCTAAGACCTTCTTTAATGGTTATAAGGAACTTGCCGACAACGATTTCTTCCAAATCAAAGACGACAATCTGGAAACTTACAACCTTGCCGACCGTGCAAACTTGTGGTTTAAGATTGGTAACTATGTTGATGTTCCGATTGATCGTGGTGAAGAGACTGAAATTATCAACCTGATTGCCGATACCGAGACCTTTGCCGATGTGTTGGTGGCAGCAGAAGAACTCTATAAGTATTGTAAGCACAAGCAACAGGAAGAAACCAAGATTTCTCTGGACAATCTTGAGTCGCAACAAAGTGGTGCTAACAACCAACCTGCATCTGACTTTAGTGACCAGCAGGAAGGTGAGAATGACCAACCTGAGTCTGATGGTTCTGAAGGTTCTGCCTCTAGTGAAACCACCCCAGAAATGGGTGATACCACTCAAGAACGGGGTGGTGAAACGAATGAAGAACCTGAAGTGAAGACGATGGAATCTTTGGAAGAGGCATTGAAAGAACTTGTTAATAACAGCGGTCCTGAAAATGTCTATCTGGAACTTCCTAAACTTGACTTGAAGAAAGTAATAATTCAGAATTCTGACATTCACTCTAATTGTAAAAATACTTGGGATACTTTTATTGAAGATCGCGAATACACTTATGAATATCTTTTTGGTGAAGTTGATAAGCAGTTTGTAGAGTTCAAGCGTTCGGCACAGAAAGAAGTCAATTATCTGGTCAAAGAGTTTGAATGCCGTAAGGCGGCAGATTCCTATGCTCGTGCTACAACTGCTCGCACTGGTGTGTTGGACTGTACTAAACTCCATACCTACAAATATAATGAAGACCTTTTCAAGAAAGTTACGACTCTTGCAAATGGTAAGAATCACGGTCTGGTATTCGTTCTGGACTGGTCTGGTTCGATGTGTGATGTGATGGTGGATACTGTCAAGCAACTCTTCAATCTTGTTTGGTTTTGTAAGAAAGTTTCGATTCCGTTTGAGGTATATGCTTTCACGACTGATTATCCTCTTGTTTCTTATGATGAGAATGGTAAGGCAAATCTTCGGGAACTTGCCTATGAGAAAAAGGATGGTTTGGTTCAAGTTGGTGAATGGTTCTCTATGATGAATCTGATGACTAGCAAATTGAAT